GCCGAGCTCGCGGAGATGCGCGCGCGCGCGAAGGCGGCCGAGGTCGAGCTGCGCGACGCGCGCGACGCCGCCGACGCCGCCGAGGCGCGCGGCGTGAGCGCCAGCGCGAAGGCGCAGCGCGAGGCGGAGGAGGCCGTCGCCGAGATCCAGGGGCTGCTGCGCGAGGAGCGCGAGCGCGGGCGCACGCGCGCGGAGGCGCTCGCCGCCGAGGCCGCGGCGCGCGAGCGCGCGGCCGAGCAGGCGCTCGCCGACGCGCGCGCCGAGCTGCTGCGCGAGCAGACCACCGCCGAGGCGCGCGCCGGCGAGGTGGAGCGCTACGCCGCGCTGCTGCGCGAGCAGACCGCCGCCGCGGCGCAGAGCCGCCGCGAGCTGATGGAGCGCGCCGACGCCAAGACGGACGAGCTGCTGCAGCGCGAGCGCGCGACGCTCGCCGAGCACACCAAGGCGCTGCGGCGCGCCGCCGACGTCGCGCGCGAGGCGGAGAAGCGCGCGGTCGCGGCGGAGGCGCGCTCCTCGGCCGCCGACCGCCGCCGCGACGCGCTCGAGGCGGAGATCGCCTCCGTGCAGGAGCGTCTGGCGGGCGGGCAGCAGGCGAGCACCGAGCTGCAGCTGCTCCGCAGCGAGCTGGAGACGACGCGTCGGCTCAAGGACGAGGCCGATGCGGCGCGCGCCGAGGCGCGGCGCGAGTGCACGGCGCTGCTCGACCAGCGCCGCGCCGCCGAGGACCGCCAGCGCACCGAGCTCTCCAGCGTGCGCCTGGGCTACGAGCGGCAGGTGGCGGCGCTCGAGTCGCGTCTCGCCGAGGCCGCCGCCGCGGGCAAGAAGGCGTAGGACGTAGGAGCGTAGGGGGGAAGGCGTAAAACCGTATGAACATGCGCCCGCGCGCCTACGCGCCGGCGCGCGCGCGCGCCCGCCGCACCAGGTCCTGCCGCTCGCTCTCGGTGAGGCGCGGCCGTCGCCCGCCGCCTTGGCCGTTCGCCTGCGGAAAGATGTTCGTGTGGTGGAAGCAGACGCGCGCCATCTCGGCGTCGGTGAGGTCGAAGGCCGAGCAGGGGACGCGGAGCGCGATGTGCCACGCTTTGCCGTAGTCCTCCCACCCGAAGGCCAAGCCCGCCTCGTCGAGCTGCGCCTCGATCTGCGTGCAAAAGGCGGAGTACGAGCACGAGAGCACCTCGCGCAGCCGGGGGTGGGTCGGCGCGTCCGGATTCCCGTAGAAGGCGCGGATCGACTTGCAGATGTCGGCGAGAAGGGAGCGCATCCGCTTCGCCTGCACCTCCGACGAGGGGTTCGCGGCGGGCGGGGCGCGCGACGTCTTGCGCCGCTTGCGCCTGCCCTCGCGGACGCAGTCCGCGCAGTCCAGACGTTTGCCGTCCCAGTGCGTGTTGCGCGTCGTGAACGCGTCGAGGGGGCGCCACGTCCCGCACGTGCAGCACACCTTCCCCTCGACGCCGTGGACGACGCGGTGCATCCTGCGCCCCCGCTCTCCACGTGGCCCGTCCTCGCCGTTCTCGTACCGCGCCTCGAAGCCGCCCGTCGTCTTCCGCTTACGGTTCAGCACCTTCGAGAGCGTGCTCACGTCGAGGCCCTTCGCGTTGGCGGCGACCGTGGCGTTGGGGAAGGTCTCCCACGCCTGCGCGTCGCCGCGTCGCAGCTGCACGCGGTTGATGCGCATGATGCTGGGGTTTTCCTTTTTTTCTTTTTTTCTTTTCCCCTTGGTACTACTACTAGATGATGTGAGTTTTTTTTTCGCTAGAAATTTTGTATGGGTATAGTAAGAAACCGCGAATCCGGCAACGGCCGAAGTTCGTGATGCATCCGAGCGTGCGGCACGAGCTGCGCCGTCGCAAGGCGGCCATCGTCGAGCAGGAGACGCTGCGCGGCGGCGCCCGACTCGTTGACGCGCGCCGCGACTGGAACCGCGCGCACCAGGCCGCGCTGGAGGCCGGGGCGTGGTGGACCAGCGCCCCCGCGCCCAAACCGGCGCTCGTCGTCGCCGCGTTGGGCAACGAAGAGATGCACGCCCAGGAGCAGGAGCGCCGGCTTCAGAGGTGGACGACGGCCGTCAGAAACGTCGTTCGCGACGCTCCGAGACAAAATCCCGCTCAGATCTGGGACATGAGTCCACCGGAAAACGTACCCGCCCTCAACGCCGCGGCGGCAACGCCCATGGTTCGTGTCGATAACGCGGGTGCGGAGGACGTCAACGGCCTTTACGTGAAAATACAAATGGTCAATGACAAGGCCTACTACATGAAAGTCGGGACGCTTTACTCCCTCACCGACGAGCGTTCCACGAGAGTAAGTGGCTCGGGGCCGCATGTCGTTCTGGGATGGGGGCCTTTTGGTGACGAGACCGAGGGCTGGATGATCAGCATGTTCACAGAGTCCGCCGACCGCGTGATGTACACGAGTCGCGGTACGTCCGTGACCGGTTTGTGGGAGGTCGGGGACGAACGTTCGCAACCGCCGACGGTGACCATGATTCGGACAAAGGACGAGAAGATGAAGCTGATCCGGCGACGAGACATGTCACAGCCGTACCACGAGTGGGTGGACGACGCGGGCGGCGTGGACGGTTCGAAGGTTCCGTGGTACTTTCGCATGACGAAGTATGACGCTCGGATGCAGAGCGTGATCAATACGAAAACCATCACACCCTTTCATCTCGCCATCGACCTGGGCGATGCGAACCTGCTTGGCACCATCCCACCCTCCCTCCTGAAAACGTTCGCCGCATACACGCACGTCTGGAAGGAGGATGGGTCACCGCCGGACCTGCGGTTGCCGCTTTCGAACGTGTGCGAGCAGTACATCAACTTTACCGGTGCGGATGCGACGGACCAAAAACGCAGAATGCTACAAAACATCATTAACAGGACTACGAGTGCGTTGGAGACGGCCGATCCCAACGGCCGAGAGCGCATCGACGGGGTCATTCGCACCACGTTTCAGGCCATCGTCGTCATGGTGCACACCACGACGATCACAGACACGGACGTCCTGAAGCGTAGTGGCGCAGTGCTGTATCAGATGCGCGAAGGCCGGGGGGCAAAGATCGACGAGGGTGACCCGCAGGGAACATACGCCAAGATGCTGAAAGAGATCGACAAAGCGTCCAAAATGAGAAGTCGGTTCAGCGAGGAACAAAAGCAACAGGAGCTCGCGGCACGCAAGCAGAGAGCGGAAGAGGAGGCGCGGCGGCAAGAGGAGGAGCGACGACGGCAGGAAGAGGAGGCGCGGCGGCAAGAGGAGAAGCGGCAACGTGAGAAAGAGGAGCGTGATGAGCGGCAGATTCGAGAACTGAACCGTAAGAAAAACGAAGCATTGTCGTATGTCCGAAACGAAATTGCCGCCAACGAGAATCGCGAGGTGCGCATGCTGGGGGTGCACGGCGCCGGCTCGCCGGAGGTCAACGGATGGTACTACGAAGTAGAGCAGGAGGATTACCCCCTGCCGCTGTACAGACAATTCAAGGGAACAGTCGCGCTGACCTATGACGAGGGCGCCGGAGCGTGGGTCTTTGTTCGAATTGGCCAGAACGAAGAAAAAGAAACAATGTACACCTCCACACCCACTTCATCAAGGAGCGAGCCACCAGAAGGCGAGTTTAGCACGCAGGGAAGCATAGGATCGGGGACCGTGCTCGGCTCGAAGACCGGGTCCGGTTTACCTCCCCCTCCCACGCTCTTACCCGTGGAAAAAATTACCCCACCGGAGTCATCATCCCCATCTTCCACGCCCGTCGAAGACTCCGACGAAGAAGACTCCGACGAAGATAAGTGGTACGTGGCAGATGATTCGTGGATGCCACAAGATCATGAGATGGATGCGTACGAGTAAGACGCGAGTCGAGCCCCGCGCCTCTTTTTTGTCCGCGTACAAGAAACGACCACCACCAGTACAACCGAGTCCGTCCCCATGATCCGCCCCTTTGCCGATCCGCAGTTCGAGCAGTTCGAGCAGTTCGCGCGCGCGCCCCGCCCCTGCGACCTGCCGCAGGTGGGCCTCCTCTCCGACTTCGCCGATCGACCGCAGGTCGTGCCGCTGCGCTCGGGACCCATCGGCGTCTTCGCGCCGCCCGTCTGCGCCGGCGTTCCGCACGACTCGATGGCGACGCCGCTCATCCTTGACAACCGGCACACCATGCTCGACCGCCTCGCCGCGTTCGAGCGCCAGCACGTCCAAAAGTAGCGCGCGCGACGTACAAGTTAGGTCCAAAAGTAAGTCCAAATACGAATGGAGTAACATAAAAAAAACTCACGTGCAGCACCTACCGCGCGCCGCCGTCGCTCAGCACGACGAAGGTCTGCTGCATGAGCCGCAGCTTCGCCGCGTCGCTCGCAAAGCGCAGCTCGGTGCCCATCGCCGTCTGCGCGCACACCACCTCCATGCCGTGACACGCGCCGCCGTCGACCGTCAGCCGGCCGAAGAGCGGCGCTCCCGTCACGAAGTGGCGCGTGTGCGCGATGACGAGCGGCGCCGTGCACACGACGTCGCTGCGGTCGAGCAGCACGGCGATGCGCGTCACGCGGCGCACCGCGGGGTGCTCGATCGGCGCCTTCGGCCGCGCGTGCGCGCGCAGCAGCGCGGCGGCGAGGGCGGCGTCGGGCTCCGCGCGCCCCTCGACGATCGCCAGCAGCGCCGCGAGGCGCTGCAGCCGAAGCGCCGCCTCCGCCCGCAGCGCGTGGTTCAGCGTGTCGAAGAGCGTCGGCGGGTGCAGTCGCCACCCCAGCATCGCGCAGAGCGCGCCCTCCGCGCTCTTGACCGCCGGAGTCGCCTCGAAGAGCTCCGTGTCCAAGCTCTCCCACACCTTCATCGCGACGAGCAGGCACGCGTCGCACGCCGTCGGCGTCACCGTTCGCGGACCCGCCAATTCCTGCACACGGAGGTGGAAGCGCGCCGCGCAGAAGAAGACCTCGGGCACCACCAGCAGCTCACGACACCGCTTGAACATGCGCCACATAGGCTCGGCCGTCGGCGCCACGGGTGGCGCTGCGGGTGGCGCGGCGGTCGCAGGCCGCGGGGGGCGCGACGCGTGCGCCAGCGCGGGCGTGCCAACGGGCGAGGCGGAGGAGGGGGGTGCCTTTGGGAGGGCGTCGTAGGAGCGCGCGCAGACGGCGGCCATGCCCCAGAAGGTGGTGCGCAAAGAAAAAACACAAACCGAGGGGCTACCGTGGTGCCAAATTTAAAATGCGAAACATCGGCTCAGCGCTCCTTCTTCTTCTTGCTGTTTTTTTCCTTTTCCGGCTGGCGTCGATTCCACAGCTCGGAGGCGACCACGGCCGCCACGCACAGCGCCGCCGCGTAGAGGCCGAGGTGCTCGGGCACGTCGTCGTCGCCCTCCCACAGCTGCAGCGCGCCGGCGCCGACCGCGTAGGCCTGCACGGGCGTCTTGAGCAGCTTGCCCGCGACGGTCGACGCGAGGAAGGTGCCCGCCGGCATGCGCGCGACGCCCGCCGCCACGCCGGCGGCGTCGAAGACGACGCTCGGCCACGCGGCCAGCAGCATGACGCCCCACCCGCCCAACCGCTCGACGAGGCGGCGCGTCGTCGTGGCCATCCACGTGTGCTCGATGTGCGGCACGAAGCGGTGCGCGCAGAGGTAGGGCGGCAGCTCGCCCACGGCCGAGCCGATCGCCCACGCCGTCATGGGGGACGCCGTCTCCCACAGCGCCGGCTCCACCTCGCCGCGCGCGACGGCCGATCGCGCGACGAGCGGCCAGAGGTGCGTCGACCCCGTCGGCAGACCGAAGCCGAAGCCGACGGTCGACGCCACCCCCAACGCGCCCCACCAGCCGAGGTGCAGCAGGTCGTCGAGAACGCTCATCGCGGGCGTCGCGCGCTCCCTCTTTTCCTACGCGCAAGACTTTCGGGCGCGCGGTCGGCGACCGCCGCGCCTCAGCGCCGCGCCCGCCACCGCGCGATGCGACCGTTCAGCGCGCGCCGCGCCGCGACGTCGCGCACGCCGGTGCGCGCCTCGCCCGCGCGCAGCTGCCGCTTCAGCTCGCGCAGCGTCGCGCTCGTCTCGTCGAGCCCCCCGGCCGCCTTCCACACCGTCTCGGCGACGCCCTCCTCGCACCGCTCGAGGTCGCTCCACTGCGGGCGGGGCGCCTGCTCGCCCGCCCACACGACCTCGGCGCGGTCGCGGTCGCCCTGCGGCACGGCGATGATGGCGCAGTTGCCCATCTTCTGGTACGCCTTCGGCGCTCCCGGCACGCACAGGAAGGACGAGCGCGGCTGCGTCGTGCACGACGCCTTCGCGCGCTTCTCCACGCCGGTGTACAGCTCCATGCGGTGGTGGTGCGAGACGACGAGCGCGTGGCCCTCGCCGAGGACGAGGCCGAAGTCGCGCGCCTTGGCCAGCATCTCCTCCCACGCGCCGCCGAACGTGTACGACTGCCACTTCGCCGTGTGCCCGGCGCGCTCCTTCGCCAGACCGTCGGCGTCGTACGCCGTCTGCAGCGGGGCGGATGGGTTCATCGGGCTCGTGATGAGGTGCTCCGCGAAGCCCTCGGGCATCCGATCGGAGGGGATGTTGTCGGCGCTGCGCACGCCGCTCGCCAACGCGCGGAAGCCCTTGGGCAGCTTCTTCGACTGCGACCACTCGACGAGGCCCGCCATCGGGATGAGGCGGAAGCCGCGCCCGCTCCCGCGCGTGAGCGCCTCGCCGAGCTCGCGCGCCGTCTCCAGCGTGCGCCGCAGCGGCGAGACGAAGATGGCGATCGGCGCCTCCGCCTCGGGGGCGTCCCACCGCCGAATCGTGACGAAGTCGCTCTCCGCGTCGAACGCCGCCCCTTCGTCCTCCGACATCTGGAACGTGCGTCGCGTCTGCGCCCACTCCCGCAGCTCGGCCGCAGCCGCGCGCGCCTGGCGGATGCCGATCTCCGTCAGCTTGCTGTCGGCGGCGAGCGCGCCGCGCTGGTGGTTGGTGATCTTGCTCCACGCGCCCGAAAGGCCGCCGCGCTGATCGCCGGCCCACTTGAGGGCGTTGGCGCACGAGTGGCCGTGGCGCACGAAGACGAGGTCCTGCTCGGGCAGCGGGGCGGAGCTCATCGGCGCGGTTCGTTGTTTTCGTTGTTCGTTGTTTTTTGTAGCGCAAGATTATTTGGGTACGCAGCGTTTTGGCTCTACTGGCAACTACTGGATCGCGGCGAGCTGCTCGTCCGTCCACGGATCCTTGGTGCCGCCGTCGTAGGCCTTCGCCCACCCGCCGCCCACCAGCGCCGCGCACGCGTCGACCGCGTCCGCCGTCTCGATGCGTCCAAGCAGCCTGCCGTACTTGTCGAAGCCGCCGCAGTGCAGCGTGACGGTGCGCCGCGACGCGCCCAGCGCCGCGCGGACGCGCTTGCGCGTGAGCTTGCTCAGCCCACCGAGCGCGCGCTCGAAGTGCTCGTCGCCCAGCAGCATGCGCAGCAGCGCGCGATGCGCCACGCGCGCCGCCTTGCGCTCGAGGTCGTTGCGCGAGCGCTTCTCGGGCGTATCGATGCCGACGAGGCGCACGGAGAACTTGGTGGGCGCGCCGTTGAGCGAGATGACGGCGCGCAGGGTGTCGGCGTCGTAGTTGTCGACGACCTTGGCCTCGATCGTGCGCCCTTCGAGCGTGAAGAAGGGCACCGCGTCGGTGGCCTCGGCGAGCGGCGGGGGTGGCGACGGCGGGGTCGGCGACGAGGACGCGGGCGGGGGGGAGTCAGACATCATCGGGGTGTGGGTCGGTGCGCGCGTGTGTTTGCCTCGGCCGAACGAAATGCGCGGCGGCGTCTCAACGCACCCCAACATTTTGTCCAGTCATATAAAAAAAAGGCAAAGAAGGCAAAGGAGAGCGATATGGACATGGACCAAGTCGCGCCGCTCAGATCACCCGAGCGGGGTCCGCTCATGTCGGCAAAGACAACGGCGGTCATAGTCAGCGCGATCCTCGGCGCGCTATTCATCTACACGATGCCCATGTACATGGCGTCGCGCGGGGAGGTCTTCGGCAAGCGACCCGGCTCGACGTGCATGGTCCTCGATGTTAAGCCCCAGAACGCGACGCTGAGCGAGTGCTGGGCGCGCTGGCAGATCTACTTCCGCCGCGGCTTCGAGGGCGAGCTGACGCGACCGCTGGGGTGGACCGACGCGATCTGCCCGTGCGACCGATCCATCTACTTTCCGCCGTTCCCCGTCATGAAGGACGTGCAGGTGTGGCCCGGCATCCACGGCTCGCCGTACGGGCAGAAACTGTGGCGCGCGTTCCTCGACCGCTACGACGCCGACGCGCGCGCGCACCCGCACGCCGTGGTCTTCGCCGACGGCTCACGGGTGCCGCCCGAGGCGATCGGCGGCGATACCAAGCCCAACGAGTTCTTCGCCGCGGAGACGGAGGGGCTGCACCTGCGCTTCGGCAAGGAGGAGTGGGGCGACGACGCCGATACGAAGGAGACGGCGCACGCTAAGGGCCTTCGCGCCCTACAGCAACAATGGGGGGGAGGAGACGGATCCGTTAATCAGGGGTGTGTCTGGCAGAACGTCTACGTCGACCCCGACACGGGGTACCTCGTGACGGAGTGCCACGGCGACCTGTACGAGGGCCCGGTGGTGGGAATCATGAAGGACGTGGACAACCCTACCCTCTCGACCGACTCGGACCCGCCGTTCTCCGCCAACACGTGCGCCGACGACCCGTGCAAGGTCGTCGGGTGCGGCAAGTACAGGACGGCGACGGGTCTCAAGTTCAAGAAGGGCGGACCCGGCGCGCGCGTGGGCGGCGTGGCGTGCACGCGCAAGTTCTACGGACCCGGTCGATACGAGGTCGTGACGCACATTCCGCCCAGCGACGCGCCCGCGACGACGTACACCGACCGCGACGACAAGAAGGTGCACCAGCCCGCGGGGCGGGGGTACGTGTGGGCCGCGTGGACCTTCTCGTACTTCGAGAGCTACGCGCAGGGACGGCCGGCGGAGCCGCGCAAGGGTCTGCCGGCCCTGGAGCGCGACCCGCAGTACGTCTCGGGCGGCAAGTTGGGGCACGCGGATTCCGAGTTTCCGGGATTCAACCCCCTCAGAGACGACGACCCCGACAAGCAGTATACCGTCCGCAATGATGAGATAGATATAGAGATACCAGCCAACTTTCCAACTGTCGGCGGCGAGGAGGCGCTCGGGAAGCGTTTCGGCTGGAACACGATCAACCTGAATTCGTGGGTCAGCGACAACGAAAAGTACGGCGAGCTCGACGAGAACGGTCAGCAGACCTCGTGGTACCGCCAGATCGCCGCGGAGATCGACCCGAAAACGAAGAAGGACTTCATCGCGAAGAAGCCCGCGCCCGGCGAGAAGCCGCAGTTCAGGAATTACTGGTTTGACTGGATTGTCCCCAAGGACGGGAGCCCGCCCTACATAGACTTTTGGGTAGATCATGAGTTTTTGTACCGCGAGACGTGCTTCGTGCCGTCGCGCTCGTCCAGGTTTAACTGTGGGCCGTGGTTCGCTTGGTGGGGGTTTAACGGCGTGCGCGGGCAGCCGCACACGTACACGGCCAATTTCGACACGGTCAAGTGCCTCATCAAGGAGATCCGCATCACGCCCGATCCGAACAGCAAGGTGACGGATTATCCGCAGACCTTTAACCAGGCCTCGCCCTTTATGGATGACGAAGACGGTCGACAGGATATGTGCGACATCCGCACGCTCGATGGCGAGATTGACCGGACGCCGCCGCGCCCATCCCGCGCGTCATAACGCCAAGGCACAGAGGACAAAAATGAAGAACGCTGCCGGCACCATCAAGAGTTATGCACAGGATCCTCGCGCCCGACGGCGGATCGAGTATTCGCCAAGCAAAAGCGCACCGAGCAGCGGAAGGGCCTCGCAGAGAAAGAGATTGTTGTGTACGCGTGGCGTGTTGATGACGTGTGTGGCGCATGGAAGAAGGATCGTCACTGCTGCGCCCGCGACGAGTGGATTGACGTTGGTGTAGGTCGCCGCCAGCGCCGCGACGATCGCCACCGTCAGAATGGAATCGACAGCCCAATCCAGCCAGGCCCCGAATTCGCTCGTTTGATTCGTCTCTCGCGCCACGCTTCCGTCGAGGCAGTCGAAGGCGTACCGCAAGATGAAAGCGAGGAGCGCCAAGGCTACCCGGCGCTCCAGGATCGCGACGACCACGAGCGCCGAGGGCATGATGCCCAAGACCGTGATCGCGTTGGGCGAGAGTGTGCCGCTCAGCGCGCGCACGACAGGCTGGAGCGGCGAATAAAACAGGACATCGTCGGTCGAGCCGGGTGCTGGCGCCGGCATCTTCGATCTTTTGAGGTACTGCAATATTTTATCTACAACACTAGTACAACGTTGTGCTGTAGTAGTTATTTTATTGTAAGCCCGTCGACGCACCCGATCGGGAATTATTTTTTCTGGTGTATGATCAAGAACCATGGCGGCGGAGCTGAACTTGTTGTCATACAACGTTTGCGGGGCATGCGGGTACTCGAAGCGACGGTTGCGCAGGATTGCGCGATACCTCCACGCCGCCGCCACCAAGTACGACCTCGACGTGATCGTCCTGAACGAGGTCCTATGGGGAGGCGAGTATGACGTATTCAGCCTCGCCATGGGCGACGATTGGGCGCCCGTTAACGACCCTTTCTTTCAAAAGAAAATTCCCCTGCTTCGGTGCGGCGGCAGCGGCGTGATGGTGCTAGTCAACCACAAAAAAGGGTTTCAACTAGGAGAGGTCGAGCATCACACCTTCGAGCACGCGGCGAGTATCGATCGGCTGGCGACGAAGGGGTTCACGCTTATACCCGTCATCAAGGAACGGGTCGAGATCAACCTGTTTGCGACGCACCTCCAGGCCGAGTACACGTACCCGAATCTCTTTGGAACTCGATTCAAGTGGCCTCGTGAAAAATGGACGATTCAGGCGCAACTACAACAAATGGTTTCACGAGGCAAGCAGCTGTCCAACCCTAAATCAGCCGTGTACGTCGGTGACATGAACACAGACGATCGAAACGTTTTCAAGAGCGTCGGGCTGCACTCGGCGTTGCGCCATGACAACCATAACACCGTGTGCGGCACGTATTACGGGGATGGCGACGAAAATAAACAGGATCTCGATCACGTCCTCACGCACACGTTTCAGTCGAATCGGATTCGGATTTTGCACAACTCTGAGTTGAAACGGTTATCGGACCATTTCCCGATTGTCATGCGACTGCATTTTCCGCAATCCGAAGGCGAAGGCGTTGTGTGAGACCGGCGGCGGCAAGGAAGCAGACTGATATTTCAATTACATGCAGTTTGCCACCATTTCTACGTTGCCTCGGGCGAAAAAGGAAAAAAGGGAAAACAGCCAACCGGATCGCTTTTTTCCTTGCCAAAGTCAAAGACGCCATGGCCGTAAAAAGGTGGCTGGACCGAAACCCCCGGTTTTGGACATTCCTTATCGTCGTCTTGATCTCTGCGAATTTCGCCTCGTATTAAATTCTCGACACCGTCGTTGGGCATCAGCGCGGAGGCCTTGTTGTACAGCTGACTAGTTGCAACTAGACTGACTGGACTCTTGCGACGAAACGTTTGCGTCACTTTTCATTTTTTTTCATTTTTTCAGTATGGCGACGCGTGTAGTGGGTCTCGTGTGCTCCACGTTCGCCAGTTTCGCGTGGCTCGGCTCGCGCATGGACGTCAACACGGCGACGTGCTTGGCGGGTTTCGCGTTCGCGACGTTCATCGGTCTCGGGTGGTCGGAGCAAGGCCATGTGACATACCGGCTGCTTTGGGAGGCGGCCGTCGTCGCCCTGCTCCTGCCGCCTCTGCTTCCGTTCTTTGGATACCTCATACTTTTCTTCTTCTTCGAGACGCTCAACCTGGCGTCGCACATCGTCGAGGGCTTCTTCACGCTGCTGACGTAGCCGCTGACGTAGATGCTGACGTAGCCGCTGACGTAGCGCGTCATCATAAATAATAATGTTATCTATCGAACATCCGTCGTTACTCGCCGTGCACGGCCGCGTCGCTACGCCGGCCGGCGTGTCGCCGGTTTCGCCGGCCGAGAAGAGGCAGCGACAGGACGGGCGCGAGGATCTGCACCGGTGGGGAGCGCATCGCGTGCAGCGGCGGCGACTGCATGAGCCGACGGAAGCCGCGCGCGCCGCGGTAGGGCTCGCGCGCCGCGAACGGGGGTGGCGGCGGGATCGGTACGGCGGGCGCGGCGTACTGCCCGCCGAGCAGCCGCGCGCGCACGCGGCGCACGTGCTCGACGAACCAGCTGAGAACGACCTCGTGAATGGCGCGCCCGGCGGCGCGCTCGGCGTCAAGGATGGCGCGCTCGCACGCGCCCCGCACGCGCGTCGGCGCGCCGCGGTGCAGGTTGGCGAGCGCCTCGGTGAAGCGGCCACCGTGCTGCATGCGGCAGCGCAGCATGACGTGCGCGACGGGCTCGCGGTCGTTCGCCGACTCGTCGGTGACGGTCTGCACGACGCGCGCGACGTCGGCCTCGAGAAACTCCTCGAGCCCGGCAGCCTGCGGCTCGCGCTCCCGCCGCTGCTGCTGGTGGCGGCGAAGCGCCTTCTGCAGGTCGATCCCCGAGTCGCGTTGGAGGCGCGCCAGCTCGACGCGGGTGAAGGGCACGCGCGTGAGCGGGTGCAGCGTGTTGCCCGTCGCCTCGATGTACTGCGCCAGGCTCGTCGAGTCGAAGTACGTGACGACGTTCGTCGCGGCGTCGACGTGGCGCCACGGCCGCTCGATGGGCACGAGCATGATGGGGTCGACGCCCTTCCGCCGCTGGCGCTCGCGCCACGCGGCGGCCAAGGTTCGCGCGGCCCTCGCCCGCCGGACGTGCGCGCGGGTGAGGACGGGCATGGCGGCCACTTGCTTGACAGAGCCGACGAAAATCGCGCACCCGCCCGACGAACGAGGGCGCGCGCCGACGCGCTCGTTGGCCGGCGCGGGTCGAAAGTGTGCGCCGAAAAAAAAGGCTGAACGGTCCCCTACCATGCCGCGCGACCTCTCCGACGTCGACACCCTCGTGCTCGGGGGCGGTGGCGCGCGCGGCATGGCCTACGTCGGCGCGCTGCAGGAGCTGGCGAACGTGTACGACTGGTGGAGCGCGGAGCGTCGCCTGAAGCGCGTGTGCGGCTGCAGCATCGGCGCGCTCTACGCGGCGACGATCGCCGTCGGCGCGACGGTCGACGAGATCTCCGCGATCGCGCGCGAGCAGCCGATCCGCTCGCTGGTCGACCCCGACGTCCAGCTGCTGGTGTCGAAGTGCGGCATGGACACGGGCGACGCGCTGCTGCAGTGGATCGACGGCCTGCTGCGCGCCAAGACGGCGCGGCAGAACCTCACGCTGGCCGAGCTCTTCGAGCTGACGGGGGTCGAGCTCGAGCTCGTCGCGACCAACCTCAACCTCGCGCGCGTCGAGTACTTGAACCACGAGACGGCGCCCGGCATGCGCGTCGCCGAGGCGGTGACGACCTCGATGGCGCTGCCGCCGCTCTTCTGCGGCCGCATGTGGCGCGCGCCCGTCGGCCGCGCGCACGGCGTCTCGCCCGCCGACTGCGGCGCGACCGCGCCGCTCACGGTGGGGCAGAGCGTGCGGCTCGGCGACCGCGTCAAGGTCGAGCCGATCGACGGCGCCGAGCTGCCCGCCGTGCGCGCGGGCGTCGTCGAGGCGGTCGGGGAGGGGTCGGGCGCGACCGTGCGCGTGGAGCGCTCGTGCACGCTGGTCGACGGCGGGCTGCTCGACAACTACCCGTTCCGGCGCGCGGCGCGCGACGGCGCGCGCTGCGTCGGGCTGTGCCTCACGTGGAAGAACGCCTTCACGCTGGGCTCGATGACGTCCTACTTCTCGCGCACGGCATGCGTCGCGCTCACGGCGGCGGAGGAGCGCGAGATGCAGCATGTCGAGGTGCGCAGGGCGACGGTGCGCATCGACACGGGGCCCGTCGCGACGGTCGACCTCGACCTGCAGCCGTCGGTCGTCGAGGCGCTCATCGCGCGCGGACGGCTCGCCGTGATGGAGTTCCTCCAGCAGTCGGAGGAGTGAGTTGGATTTCCTTTTTTTTCGTTTTCCCTTTTTTGTTGTCCCGACCCGTCTTCCGTTTTTCTTCCCCTTCTCCGCCCCCCATGGTGCAGCTCGACGAGCAGGTGCTGCGCCGGCTGCACCGCGCGCGGTGCTGCGTCTTCGAGATGTTCCGCGACCGCGGCTACGCGCTCCGCTCGTCGCCGTACCCCGAGGCCGAGTTCGCCGCGCGCCTGTGCGCGACGCGCAAGGAGGACGTCTTCGGCGCGTTGAGCATCAGCGCGCGCACGCCCAAGAAGCGCAGCGTGAAGGCCTTCTTCTGCTACAGCGACAAGGTGGGCATCGGCGTCGTGCGCGACATCGTCGCGCACTGCACCGAGCACGGCGTGCAGCACGTGCTCCTCGTGTACGAGAGCGCGATCACGCCGTTCGCCCGCGCGCGCCTCGACGAGCTGAGCAAGGACGAGGACGTGCCCGTCACGGCGTGCGAGCTGCACACCTTCGACCAGCTGCAGCTCAACCCGACGACGCACATCGACGTGCCGCCGCACAGGCTGCTGGGGAAGGAGGCGGCGCAGGCGCTGCTCGAGCGCAACGGCGTCAGCCGCGAGACGCTGCCCAAGATCCTCGCGACCGACGTGCTCTCGCGCTACTACGCGGCGCACCGCGGGCAGATCTTTCGCATCGAGCGACCCAACCCCGAGGGCGTCGTCGACGTCGTGCACCGCGTCGTGGTGTAATTGTGTGGCTGTGCGTGCGCGCGTTCAAATCAAGCCCCAAATAATCGCGTGCATGGGAAAGAAAGCATCGGAATCCGATTCTACGCAGAAAGAAACACCAATGAAGCGCGCCCGAGAGCCGGAATGGGGCGTATTTCGCGCAACACACCCGATCGTGGACGAGCTGGTGTGCAAGGCGGTGTTGGAGTCGGTCATCCAGACGCGCGGGCGGAAGTGTTCGCGGTGCAAGAGCTGGGCGCACGTGACGGAGAGCGGCGAGCAGCGCCGCATGTGCATGCCGTGCCTGGAGGCGAAGCGCGTGCGCGACAAGCGGTTCCGCTCGCGCAGCGCGACGAAGGAGGGGTTCCGGATCTGCCAGCACTGCTTCAAGGAGAAGCACGCCGACGCCTTCGGACCGCACGCCTATTTGAACCGCATGAGTCGGTGTTGCATGCAGTGTAGTCAGCGCAAGCGTTCCCGCGGCAAAAAGCGCCGCACACCTGGCGGGCCGTAGATCCGCCAAGAGTTGCCAACGTAGTTGATCATTGAGTCAAAAAGAAAAAAACAAAATGTTGGTTAAGAACAAACATCCAAACATCGAATGGAGGCGGTGAGTGCGATGAGCGAGCAAGGTGTTGGCGCCGGGCTGCCGGCCGCCCGATCGACGTCCAAGCAGTCCCCCACCGCTACGATTGGGGTGGTGGGGGTGCTGGTCACGCTGGTCGTGCTTGTGGTGTTGGGCATTGTGTACGACCCGTTCGGCTGGATCACCTCGCGGGCGCGCAAGGCTCCGGCGCCCAAGCCCTTCGACCCGAACGCGCCCACGTGCGAGGAGTACGGCCTGTGCATCTGCGAGGGGGGGCCCCCTGAACCAGGTAAAGGTCACGTCGTCGGCAAGTACCTCGTGGCGGACCCCGACAAGAAGCTCGAAAACACGCACAACCTCAAGACGATCAACGGCGAGAACGCCCTGGCATGGTTTGCGAAGCAGGGGGCGGGCAAGGGCTGCGGTTCGCTGACGTGCCCCTTCATGGGCGACGAGCTTGTCTTCCAAACAGGGGAGAAACGCTGGACCGTCAATAATCTCTGGGACACCCCGAAAAAAATAAAAGACCCCAAGCACGCCGAGTACGACCCCAACTGGGAGAGCTGGCGCGCGGATACGTACGGCGAGGAGCCGCAGGACGACTACTACCCCGCGTGTCGCGCAGACTAAACAGAACCGACGAGCTCGGCGCCGTTCGGGATGCGCGACGGCTCGAACCGCGCGAGCTCGGCGTCGGCGTCGAGCCGCACCTCGCCCGCCGCCGCGGCGGCGCGCAGCGCGCGGCCGAACTGGTCGAAGACGACGGGCGCGGCACACAGGTGCGCGACGAGGAAGGCGAACTCGGCCGGCGTGTCGCGCAGGCGGTACCCGCGCCGACGCGCGTAGCCGTCGGCGTCCTTCTCGCCGCTCGGGTGGAGCTCGCGCGCGCCCTCGTCGGCGCGCAGCAGGTCCACCAGCACGCCCACGTCGGCGAAGAGGAGCACGCGCGCGAGGAGGTACAGCTCGTCGGCGCCCTCGTCGTCGAGGCGCAGCGAGCGGTACAGCCGCGCCGAGGTGCGCTTCTGCCGCGTGCCGTAGCGCAGCAGATCGCGCAGCGTCGCGAGCGGCTCGGCGTTGGGCGCCCACCACTGCAGGAAGACGCCCTTGGCCCCCTGCACGGAACGGCCGACGAGCAGCGCGCCCGTGGTGGGCGGCGTGGCGGGCGCGCTCGCGAGACGGACGGGGCCGAGGTACAGGCAGGGGAGCGCGGCGTCCTTCTTGAACCACACCCGCGCGCCGGTCGACTCGAGGCGCCCAAAGCCGAAGTAGTGCGAGTACGACCCGTCGTCGAGGCGGTGCTCCGCCTTGGCGACGACGCGCGTGACGCGGGCGAAGACGATGTCGGCGCCCAGCTCGTGCAGGAGCTGCGCGGTGGCGGGGGCGAAGAGACTCATCGGCCTCGCGACAAGCAAGCAAAAAAAAACGGACGTCGACTCGGGTCGGGAGACGACTTTTCTTTTTTTGTTGCCTAGTATGAAAACAGCGCGTGTCGCTCTCTCGTCACACTCACTTCCCAACACACCAACACAACACACCGATGGCCGGGACGGAACCTAGGCGGGGCACGGCCAAAAGTGGCGCATTTCTCCGTAAAGTTCAAAACGCTGGGTTAGCGCTTTTAGTCATAGGTTTGCTCATCTGGGGCGGCATATCGGTTCAGAAGATGAAAGCCGCCGACGCCGCGGAGGAGAAGAAATAATTTTGTGGGGCTAGGATAAACAAGACGCCCGAGCTCCTACCGTCCTCCATGGGTTATCCTACCGATGACTTTTCAACAGCGGCGGGTGCTACCTCCAAACAGAACGCGATGTTCTTCTTTATTATTGTTGTCGTCGTGGCGGTGATCTTCGGATTCTTTTCGTTCCTAAACTGGATGAGCTCAGCATCGCTACCCGATTCCCCAAGTAGCGAGACGGACAAGAAAAAATAAGTAATAAGAAGCGCACCTAGGCCAACCTCCCCCTTTTTTTGGCCCTTCACCAACAAACCAACAAACACGCGGATGGACCCGGTCGCGGCGCTCGTCCTCGCGGCGGTGTGCGTGTGCATCTGCTGCGACACGCTGCGCATCGTGGGCGCGACGATCGTCGAGGGCATCCACGTCGACGCGGCGATCGCCGCCGCGCACGCCTCCGCGCGCCGTTCGTCGACCGAGGCCGCGCCGCTGCTCGTGGTGGTGCAGGAGGAACCGCAAATTGCCCAACCTTCTCGTTCGGAAACGGGACGAGAAAAAGGCCGTCGTTAGACACAGCGAGCCTTCTGTTTTTTCTGGTCTCGCCCGACCCTTCCCGGCTCCCCCATGGACGTGCGCCACCCGCAGCGCACGCACGTCTCGCCCTTCGCGACGTCGGCGGCGGGCGCGATGGCGGGCGCGATGGCGGGCGCGGCGGCGGGCGCGACGGATG